ATTGACCATCATTGAGAGGTGATTTCATGACTACTGGTAAGGATGCTGCCCAGGTTCAGAGCGTGCCGGCTGTCGGAAATTTAGATTCTGCTCTTTCTCGTATTACGAGGACTGCTTCGGAAAACACCGCTAAAAGCGCTCAGATGGCTTCTGAGCAACGCGACTGGCAGGAGCGTCAAAATGCCTTGGCTATGCAGTTCAACGCTCAGGAGGCCGCTAAAAGCCGTTCTTGGCAGGAATATATGAGCAATACTGCTCACCAGCGTGAGATTCGTGATCTTAAGGCAGCCGGTTTGAATCCGGTTCTAAGTGCTATGGGAGGTAACGGCGCTGCCGTTACCTCCGGTGCTACCGCTTCCGGCGTGACCTCTGCTGGTGCTAAAGGTGAGGTTGATACCTCTGCTAATGCTGCTCTTGTGCAAATGCTTGGATCGGTGCTTTCTGCTCAAACCCAGTTGCAAACTGCAAACGTCAATGCACGTACACAGGAAGCAGTTGCCGATAAGTACACCGCGATGGAGAAGCTTGTCGCTCAGATTGGCGCCGATGCTTCTAAGTATGGTGCTAATATGTCGTATGCTGCGAGCAAGTACGCAACGGATCAGCAGATAGCGAATCCCAACGGTCCTTGGGGATTCGCTCGTGAGCTTTTGAAGATGGTTTCTGGTGATGAAGGTTCTGACGGTCTTGGTTCCTCCGGCAAGTCTCTTTTCAATTCCATTTCTTCTTGGCTTTCGACAGCTTCTAGTGATGTGAAAAAAGCCGTTTTTAATTCTGATTGGTATAGATGGCTTTTTGGTGGAGTAAATTCCGGTGGATTTACTCACCTAAAAAATGATGGTAAATTCTGATTAGCTCCTGCCCCCAAGCAAAGGCTTGGGGGCATCTCAGGCCCATTACGTTTCTTGATGTAATGGGCCTGAGTGACACCAAGCGCAGCCAAGCGTGAGCGCGGCCAGCGAGTTTAGAGCAGTGAAGTAGGACTTGACGTATGCACTCCGACAAGCTAAAATGATAAATAGAAGTATGCACTATCGTAAATAAAAGGAGTATATAAATGCTAAAAATAATTGCTAAACTACTCGGAGTGCTTTTCCTGCTCGGTGTCGTTTTTCCTCTTGTGGTGCTGCTGATTTATTCTATCTGGTCTCAGATTCTGTGATTCTGTGATGGGGATACGATATCCCCATACAAAGAAGGTGATTTCTTGCCATGTTATCATCCTCTGAAAGCCTTTGTTTTAGGCGAAAAAGATGGTAAACGGTTGCTTAAGGTGACGAGCTATGAGGTAGACCATCTCGAGCGTGCTGGTGAAGGTTTTGCGTGTTGCACACATCCCGCTTATGGTCGTCCTGGTGATGTTACGGAGTTCATCGAAATTCCCTGCGGTAAGTGTTCCGGTTGTCGTCTTCAGCGTTCGCGTGAATGGGCTAACCGTTGTATGCTTGAGCTTGAATATCATAAGTCCAGTTATTTCGTAACGCTTACTTACGATGATTTTCATGTTCCGATTCATTACTATGCCGATCCTGAGACCGGCGAGGCCCTGCCGAGCATGTCCCTCGTGAAGCGTGATTTTCAGCTTTTTATGAAGCGTCTCCGGAAGAAATTTGGTGAAGGTATTCGTTTCTTTGCTTCCGGTGAGTATGGTTCTCAGACGTTCCGCCCTCACTATCATGCAATAATTTTTGGATTGGAGCTTGATGACCTCGTTCCTTATAAGCGATCTGCTCAAGGTTTCCAATACTTCAATTCTGCGTCTCTTCAAGAAGTTTGGCCGAATGGCTTTGCTGTTGTAGCTCCTGTGACCTGGGAGACCTGCGCATATACTGCTCGTTATGTTATGAAGAAGCTCACCGGCCCTGAAGCTGAGTTTTATGAGAACTTCAATATTGTCCCTGAGTTTTCGCTCATGTCTCGAAAGCCTGGCATTGCTCGCCAGTATTATGAAGATCATCCTGACCTATATGAACACGAGTTCATCAATATTTCGACTGAGAAAGGAGGAAGGAAGTTTCGACCTCCGAAGTATTATGACAAGCTCTTTGATCTCGATTGTCCGGAAGAATCTGCCAGGCTTAAAGCCGTTCGTCAGAAGATGGCAGCTGAAGCGCAGAAAGCAAAATTACAGAAAACCACGCTTAGTTATTTAGACCAGCTTGCCGTTGAAGAACGGAATCAGCTGGCCCGAATTAAATCATTGGAAAGGAGTTGTATTTAATGCGTAAACCTATGCGTCCCAAGAAAGACAAGAAGGTCTTTCGCCGTACTGCTGCGAAGTCCAAGAAGATCAATATTAATCCGACTGTTTTTCGTGGAGGTATCCGACTGTGAGTGGTTTAAGGAATAAAATTGAGATTGCTCTTGAAGTTTTGGAGGTTAAATGTAAATGAAATACGGTGTTTACTCTATCCGTGATGCCCGCACGGGCTTTCTTCCGCCTACGGTAGACCAGAATGATTCTTCCGCTATGCGTAACTTCGCTCATGCCTGTATGCAGAAGGAAAGTCTGCTGTTTTCTCACATTGAAGATTATTCCCTTTGTAAGATCGGTGAGTTTGACAATGAGACCGGCACGATCTTTACTCAGCTTCCCGAGGTGATTTTGGATGGTACTTCCATCCAGCGAAAGGACGGTTGACATTATGTATGATGAAAAGCTTAGATTCGCTACTCAGTACCGTGAAAGAACTCGTTTTCCTTCAAATGGAGGTCAGCGTGAAAGGATTCTCTATCAGCCTAAATTTGATGAGAATGGTGTTATGGATCTCGTTGAATCTGGTAAAGAAGACCTTTACGATTTCATTCAATCCCACGCCGAATCCGTCGATATCCACGTGATTCTTGCTCGATTTCAGAATGGCGACGTTGACGCGCTTTCGCGTGTCCAAGGCGCTTATGGTGATTTTACTAATATGCCTACTACCTACGCTGACCTTCTGAACAGGGTCAATGAAGGTCAGAGCTTTTTCAATTCTCTTCCTGTGGATATCCGTGCGAAGTTCAATCACAATTTCGCGGAGTTTATGGTCGGTATGGACAAGCCTGATTTCCTCGACAAGCTCGGAATCAAGCCCGAGCGAGAGCCTGACCCGTCCCAGGAGGAAAAACCGGCTTTTGAGCCGAAAAAGGAGGTTACGGAATGAACCGCAATGTTGAATCTCATTTTGCACTTAATCCCACAAACATTGATATTCGGCGTTCGACGTTTGACCGCTCGCATTCTCTTAAGACTTCGTTTAATGTTGGTGACATTGTTCCTTTTTTCGTTGACGAAGTATTACCGGGAGATACGTTCAACGTGGACACATCCAAGGTTGTGCGTTTGCAGACGCTGCTTACTCCGGTCATGGATAACATCTATCTCGATACGTATTTCTTCTTCGTACCGAACCGCCTTACTTGGTCTCATTGGAAGCAGTTCAACGGTGAGAATACGGAATCTGCGTGGATTCCTCAGACAGAGTATGAGATTCCTCAGATTACTGCACCTGCTGATACTGGATGGTCTGTTGGAACTATTGCCGATTATTTCGGTGTTCCTACTGGCGTTCCTGATCTTTCCGTTAGTGCTCTTCCCTTCCGAGCTTATGCCCTGGTGATTAATGAGTGGTTTCGTGATGAAAACCTATCTGACCCGCTCGTTGTTCCCGTCGATGATGCTACTGTAGCCGGCGTCAATACTGGTACGTTTGTTACTGATGTTGCGAAAGGCGGTCTTCCCTATAAGGCTGCTAAGTATCATGATTATTTTACAAGTTGTCTTCCTTCCCCGCAGAAAGGCCCGGATGTTTTGATTCCTTCGGCTACTTCTGGTGAATATCCTGTTGTTACCCGTGAACAGCCTCATGATCCCGGTGGATATGCTTTGACCGGTGTTTCTAATATTTCTTTTGCTTCTGGAGATCGGCCGGTTAATATCTACGATTCTCTTGCTTTTAAGCCCGTTGCTTCTGGTTCCAATTATGCTGGCATTACTGGTTTTAGTGGTGGTGCTGACAAGCCCGGTTTTGACCCTGTTAACCTTTATGCTGTTTCTTCCGGTGGTCTCGGTGCTTCGATCAATCAGCTTCGTATGGCTTTCCAGATTCAGAAGCTCTATGAGAAAGACGCCCGCGGCGGTTCTCGCTACATCGAAATTCTCAAGTCTCATTTCGGCGTCACTTCTCCGGATGCCCGCCTTCAGCGTCCCGAATACCTCGGCGGTAACCGTGTCCCCATCAATATCAATCAGGTTGTGCAGCAGTCTGCTACGGCCTCCGGCGAGACTGCACAGGGTACTGTGACTGGTATGTCTGTCACTACGGACACTCATTCTGATTTTACCAAGTCTTTCACTGAGCATGGCTTTGTTATCGGCGTTATGGTTGCCCGTTACGATCACACCTATCAGCAGGGTCTTGAACGTTTCTGGTCTCGTAAGTATCGCTTTGACTATTATTGGCCTGTTTTCGCCAATATCGGCGAACAGGCTGTGAAGAACAAGGAGATTTTTGCCCAGGGCCCTGGCGTTAAGGATTCTGCCGGTTCTGTCATTGATGATCAGGTTTTTGGCTATCAAGAAGCGTGGGCTGATTACCGTTATAAGCCGTCCCGTGTAACTGGTGAGATGCGTTCCCAGTACGCGCAGTCTCTTGATGTTTGGCATCTTGCTGATGATTATTCTGCTTTGCCTATGCTCTCTGATTCTTGGATTCGTGAGGATAAGACAAACGTGGATCGTGTGCTTGCTGTTACTTCTGCTGTCAGTAATCAGCTCTTTGCTGATATCTACATCAAGAATCGTACTACTCGCCCGATGCCGATGTA